GGAGACGTGGCCAGGGCCGCCACCGACTCGGGGATCTACAAGCCCAGGGGAAAGGGGAACAGGCCAAAAGCCGTCGCCGCGGGTTCCCGCGTCCTCGAGAAGTTCAAGCCCGAAGTCCGGAAGATGATGGAGCAGAAGGGGCTCTCGTTCGTCCAACTGCTCTCCAAACTCAACGACGGGCTTAATGCGGAATCCCCCTACCTGGTGGGAAGAGGTGAGGATCGCCACGTCGAAACGCACCCCGACCACCGCTCCCGCTCGAAGTATCTCGAAATGGGATTCAAACTCCTGGGCGCCTTCCCCTCCACGCCGGCCGTCATCAAGATCAGCGGAGACACAGGCGCCGCGCCGATCGCCGTCCAACACTTCGAGACGATCAAAGCCCTCCCGCTGGAGGAACGCAAGCGCCGCCTCGACGAGATGATCGAGACGGTCAAGCGGACACCTGTGAGGATCGCCCGATGACGCCCGACGAACGCCAAGAGCGCGCTGAGAACCGCTTCCTGCTTCTCAACACGAAGCCCGCGGCCCGGAACTTCGAACTGTCCCTCTGCGCCGAGGATCCCGCCTACTGGATCTGGAACGATCAGCACTACGTCTGGACCCGGGACGAATACGATCCCGTCTCCCCCGTCAAGCCCTTCCCGGACGAGCCCGGGCTCCGCAACCTGCTCGATGAAATTCACAACGGCCAACAGCAGGTAACGTGCATCGGAAAGTCCCGGCAACTCACCGTCACCTGGCTCGTCGTCGCGTATTTCGTGTGGTGGGCCCGGTTCGTGCCAAACCAACTCCTGTTCATCCAGTCCAAGAAGGAGGAGGACGCCGCGAACCTCGTGTTCAACAAGGAAACCGGCATGGGCCGCGCCAGCTTCATCGAGGAAAACCTGCCGAAGTGGATGAAACAGAACGTCAGCCCGTCCTACGGGATCCTCCTGTACCCAAACGGCTCCAAACTCTGGGGCATCCCCCAAGGCGGGGACATTATCCGGTCGTACACCGGCTCGGGGCTATTCTCCGATGAGGCCGCCTTTCAACCCTTCTGCCGTGAGGCCTACCGAGCGGCGAAGGCGTGTTGCAGGAAGATGATCATGGTGTCCTCTGCCGAGGGCGGATCGTTCTTCGGTCAACTGTCGGGGTTTGAACTCGATCAGGTGGGAACGTTCGGAGGCACCGAATGACCAAGGGGATCCAGAAATGGACGACTCCCTCCGGCATCCGGACGATCCGGCTCCACTACAGCGCCTTCCTCAAGCGGGATCCGGACACGGAACAGGGCCGCGCCTGGATGCAGAAGGCCCTCGAAGGGTACGTCGGCGGAGCCGAGAACCCCGCCTGGAAGATGGAGCAGGAGATCGACTTCTCCATCTGCTCCGGAGTGCCGATCTACAAGATCTTCCTCGAAAAGCACCACGTCGCGGCTCTGCCGCTCAAGCCCTTGAAGAACGTACCGATCATCCGGGGGTGGGATTACGGGCTTACTCCGGCCGTGGCACTCGCCCAACTCACCCCGCGGCCGCACCTGAACATCTTCCCGTCGATCTTCACGCCGCAGACGGACAGCGTGGGCATCAAGCGGTTCACCGAGCGGGTCATCGAATACTGCAACGTCACCTATCCCGGCTTCCGGTTTATCGACTATGGGGATCCAGCAGGGGATCAGCGGGCCCAGACGGACGAGAGGACCTGCTTCGATATTCAGCGGGATTTCAAGGACCCGCAGGGATACCCCCTCGTGCAGGTCGAAGCGGGGGAGATCTCCTGGACCGGCCGGCACAAGGCGATGGAGGATGCCCTCCGCAGGATCGAGGACGACGGAGTGCCTTTCGTGCAGATCGACCCGCGGGAGCGGTTCCTTATCGGAGCTTTTAAGGGCGGGTACCGGAAGAAGAAGATCGCCAACAAGGAACTCTACCTGGACGAGCCCGAGAAGAACGAATATTCGCACCTGATGAACGCCCTCGAATACCTCGTCTCCCGGTTGCAGTACGGCCGGCCGATGGTGCGGAAGAAGCCCGTCGAGGATAGCGTCGCGATGACCTACTCAGCGTAAGGAGGATCGAATGTGGCCCTTTGACGGAAAGAAGATCGAACCGAAGCCAACCGAGTTGGTGGGTTTCCAACGGATCCCCAAGGACGGCCGCACCAACACGGGATTCGTCAAACCCAAGAACGGGACGATGGGCAACCAGAACATGAACAAGATGATGAAACAGATCGAGGACGACGAGAAGGCGCGGAGGTAGGCCATGACGACCATCATGAAGCCCGCCTACACCACCATGTCAGCGAATATTGCGGCGGCCGGCTTCTCGACCCTGGCATCGGCCGCGATCCACACGAGCAACGCCGTCGATAATTCCGCGAACCTCTACCAGGACTATCTGATCGAGGTGAACGCGGGCGGGACGGCGGCGGCTACGTCATGGCTCGACGTCCGGGCGGCCATCTGCGAGGACGGAACGAACTATGGTACCTGGGAATCGGCGATCCCGCTCGGGATCATCAACTTCTCCGTACAGCCCCAGAAGGCGCATTTTTCCCTCTGTGGCCACGGGGGACTGTTCCAAGCGCCTCAAAGGTTCAAAATCATGGTTCAAAACAACTCCGGTGCGGCTCTTACGTCAGGTACGATCTACTGGCAGGGCATCCAGATTCAGAGCGTGTGACGTGATCCCTCACGCCCCGGAATCCCACGTTCGGACGGTACTCCGGATGCACCCGGCAATGGTAGGACATTACCCGTTGCGATCCGGAATCCCCACGGTGGATATTTCTGGAAAAGGGCAAACCGGCACGATCACCTTGATGAATCCAAACCGCGGGAAGTATGACCGGGAACCTGGACTCTACGGCGCATGGGACGACACCCATGAGGCGTGGTTCGATTCCAATATCGCAACGATCCTTCAAGCCTTTACCATGGGAGGGTGGGCTTTCTGTCTTGGTAAAGCAGATGGTTCCAATGAATTATGGAGTAAGCGACAGTATTATTCTTCGGCGCATGCCGAATTTCCTTTTGCCATTTATCTCGACGCAGCCGCAACTTCCATCAGTTATATGTTGGATTCAGGAAATGATTACACGCCAGATCATCGTATTACAACTGCCATCCCAGGTGGGTTAAAAGACCGTTGGTTCTTTTACTGCCTCACAAGGAACGGCAACAATAACATTCTCAACATCAACGGCATCCCTGTGGTTGTGTCCTCCTGGGCGGGAACTATGGCGGCCGGAAACAAAACGAAATATCGCTTTGGGTCCCCGAATGGAAATGGTCCAGGACAATACACGGCATCCTTCAATGGATATTTTGGGGAACATTTCATCATGAACGTCGGGATCGACCAGACACAAATAGCCCATATCTACCGTCAAACAAGAAATCGCTACCTAACAAGGGGCGCCTACATCCTCGATTCAACTCCTGCCGCAGGTGGTGAATCGGCCGTTCCGGTGTTCCAGTCAAACTACTCCCGCAGGAGAAGGGCGGCGTAGATGAAATATCTGAAAGCAGGGACGGCCGCGGTCATCCTCATGGGGCCTGCCGTCGACAAGACGGATGGCGTCACGGCAGAGACGGCCCTCACCCCGACCGTCTACCTCTCGAAAAACGGGGGAGCCCAGGCGGCCCGAAACGACGCGACAGCGATCACCCATGACGCCCGCGGGTACTACCTCGTCACGTTAAATGCCACGGACACCAACACGGCCGGCAGGCTTCGGGCCTTGTTCTCGTCGGACGCCGATCATCTTCCCGTCTGGGAGGATTACACCGTCCTGCCTGCCCAGGTCTACGACTCGATCATCGCGGGAACGGACAAACTCGACGTCGCCGTGACCGAACAGGCGAATATCGACTTCGGTGCCTTGCAGAAGGCGTCCCTCGACGCCGCAACCCCCGCCTCGGTGGGATCCGTAACGGCCGGCGTCACCCTCGCGGCCGATGCCTTGGACGCCGCTTCCCTCAAGGCAGACGCGATCGCGGAGATCGTCGCCGCGGTACTGGCCGCCCAGGTAGAAACCGAAGGCACCTACACCGTCCAACAGGTCCTCTCGATCACCCTGGCGGTCCTGGCCGGCGTGACGGCAAACGGCGGGGCCTCCCTCAAGACGCCGAACGGCATCGCGGTCCGTGTCGCCGCGACCATCAACACTTCCTCGGAGCGTACAGCGATGACGCTGACGCCGAGCGCGTAGGAGACCGACGATGGAAAAGATCGACTTCCTGGCACGTCAGCCGAAGCAAATCCTTTTGGGAACGCCCTGGCAGAAGGATCCCTTCGATTGCCGTCATACCCTCATGGAATTCAAGGGTACGGCTTTCGTGGATGGACTCCATTCCCATCAGATCGTGCAACTCTTCCAATGCCAGGATTGCGGGCTCGTTCATAAGGTCCCTCGGTCGGTGAAGGAAGCCGGAGTCTCCGGCGCTGTGGATATTGACGACCCGCGCGTGAAACGCACCCTGCGCCTCACGCCCTCCGTCGTCTCCCGCCTGTTCCCGTTCAAGGAGGGCAGGGGAGGCACGAAGGAATGCATGGAGATCTTCCAGGTCCCGAGATCCTGGGGTGCCCCCCGCAGGGGTGCCCCCCGCAGGGGTGCCCCCCGCAGGGATGCCCCCCGCAGGGATGCCCCCCGCAGGGGTGCCCCCCGCAGGGGAGGGACCCGGGGATGACGAATCAAGAGGTCGTTGACTTCCTGAACGCCGCTCTCAAGGAATCCGCGGATACCTTCGGCGGCTTCCGGAAGGTCATGACCGAGTGTTACGACCGCTATCGGTCGTTCCGCGACTACTCGAAGAAGAAGTCCTGGCAACACAAGATCGTCGTTCCGTCCGTCTATCCCGCCATCAAGGGCGCCTCCGGACTTCTGAAACGGATCCTGATGAAAACCCCGGAATTCTTCGAATTCGTCCCGGAGCGTCAGGACAACGCCCCGCAACAGATGGATCCTGTGACCGGCCAGCCGATCGAGGACCAGATGGACAACTTCGCCCGGGCCTTCACCCGCAAGGTCCGATTCCACCTGGACGAGGCTGATTTCATCGAGGCATTTGAAGAAGGAGTCGAATCCGCTCTGGCCGTCATGATCGGCGTCCTCCGGTTCACCCCGCAGAACGTCGAGGACAACAAGGTGATCTGGGGACCGATCCCCGTCATGGATCCCGCAACGGGGAAAGCCGTCCTCGACCCTATCACAGGGGAGCCCGTCGCCTCGAAGTTCGATTTCGTGAAGGAGACGACCCAGCGGGCAAAATTGAAATGCACCGTCGTCAACCCGCTCCTGATGCACTTCCCCCTCGATCGCTCCTGGATCGTCGAGGAAACCCGGGTCCAACTCTATGAACTGCTCGAAAACGCCGAGCAGATCCCCTGGGAGAAGAAGGAACTCAACCGCCTGAAACGGGAGGATTACGAATCGGCCGCCCGGACCTCGGCCGACATTGAACGCCTCGCCATGCTCAAGATCGCCGAGCCCAAGAACCGCTTTCGGAAGGAAGTCGTCCTGCACACCTTCTGGGGAACGGTGACGGACCAAAAAGGGAACGTCATCGTCAAGGACGGCCGGTTCATCGTCGCCAATCAGAAGTACCTGCTCCTGAAACCCTCGCCCTCCCCCTACTGGCTCCGGAAACACCCGTATGTGTTCATCAGCCCGCTGAAAGTCCTGTTCCAATGCATCGGCGCCGGCATGATCGACGGCATCCGGCCGATCATCAACGCCCTCGACAACCTCATCAACATCGCGGGCGACAAGGCTCTGTTCGCGCTTCTGTCGCCGTCCGAAGTGAACGTCGATGCCCTGAAAGACCCGCAACAGGCCGAAGGCGGCTTGACCCCGGGGAAGTTGTTCAAGACCAAGGGACCGCTCGGCCAAGCCCTTCGCCAACTCACGGCCGCGGATATTCCGCAGGGAACCTTCGTCCTCGCGGATTTCCTGAAAAACAGCGTCCAGAATTATACCGGATGGACGGAATTCATTCAGGGAATGCCGACGAACAAGGGCAAGGTCACCGCCACGGAAGTCAACCGGAAAACCGAGGCGTCCTCCATGTCCTTCGAGAACATCGCGGCGTCGATCGAGAAGGGCGGCGTCCTCGAGTCCATCGAAGTCGCCCGGGACTTGACCGTGCAGTATTTCATGGACCCGCTCTTAAATCCAGAAACCATCGACATTTTCAAGCAGGAGGGCCTCGACTTAAATGCACTCCCCGAGGCCGAGAAGTACGCTTTTCTGAACAAGCGGTATCCGATCAAGGCGAAGGGGCTGACGGCCTTCTTCGACCAGGAGAAGGAACGCCAAGATCTCCTGGGACTGATCGAAGTGTTCTCCAAGGTCCCCGCCCTCGTTCAACACCTGAATATCGAGGAATTCCTCAAGCGGATCCTCCAATCGTTCGAATGGCAGAACCCCGACTTGCTCATCCTCCGCGGCCCCATGCCTCTCCCGGGCGCCGTGGATCCCGTCACAGGTCAACCGTTGCCGGCCGGCGCGACGACGGGTATGCCCCCCGCAGGTATGCCCCCTGCAGGTATGCCCCCCGCAGGGGTGCCCCCCGCAGGGGCGCCCATGCCGCAAGAGGGACCGATGGATCCGAACGTCGTCATGGAAATGCTCAAGGCTGCAGGAAGCAAATTCAGCCAGTAAGGGGGGAAGGGAATGGATCAGATCGAAAGGGAGTTGGCGTTGCAGTTCCGGATCCAGAGGGGACAAGCGGTAAAGGATTTGCTCGCGTCTTCCGCCTGGACGGAGCACATCTCGAAGTACCTCACCGTTCAGAAGAAGTTGGCAATCACCAAGTCCTACCAGGTTCTCGGGAGCGAAGCGGAAGTTGCGTTCTGCCTCGGCGGCCACGCCGCGCTCGAGGCCTTCGAGGACGCCCTGAAAACCACCGTACAAGACATCGACCTCACGTTGGACGACCTGCCGGAGGATTCCTCTCCGGACATTACGCAGTAGGGAGGACAGAGGACAAATGTTCAAAAACCTTCTACTCACCCTGGCCGAGCCCGGGTCAGAAGGTGGCTCCGGGGGGGGTGGCACTCCCACGGAATCAGGACCTCCACCGTTGCCGTCTGCTTCCGCTCGGGAACGCATCTATGAACACGCCGATGCGTCCCCGAATTCCGGAACCGATGGCACAGAAGCCCCACCCGCGGCCCCCGAGGCCACGCCCAAGCCCCCGGCAGGACTGCCGTCCACAGGACTGCCGTCCACAGGACTGCCGTCCGCAGGACTGCCGTCCGCAGGACTGCCGTCCGCAGGACTGCCGTCCGCAGGACTGCCGTCCGCAGGACTGCCGTCCGCAGGACTGTCGTCCGCAGGACTGCCGTCCGCAGGACTGTCGTCCGCAGGACTGCCGTCCGCAGGACTGCCGTCCGCAGGACCGGATTCGGCGAAGGCGAAGGACTCGGATTCGGCTCCGGCGAAGGGTGAAGGAACACTGGACCCCGTTGCGGAGAAGCGGGTGAAGGACGCACAGGCGGCTTTCACGAAAGGCCAACAGGACCTTGCGGCCGAACGGAAGGCGCGCAAGGAAGCGGAGGCCAAAATCGCCAAGGTGTCGAAGTACGTCGATATGGAAAAACTCGACGCCCACGACGCCGAGGAATTGGACAAGGAACTGGATCAGCCGGTAACGAAGCGGGACCTCGAAGCCCTCAAGGCCGCCTCGCCTCCTACGGAAGATGCCCCCTCGGCATCCACGTTGGATTCCGAAACCCGGCAGAAGTTCCTCGACGATTACTACACGAAGAACGCCCACGTCAAGCCGTATGCGGATTCAGGAGAGGCATACGGGGTGTTCCTCAAGGCGGCCGAACGCCTGGGTCCGGAGATCGCGGGCCTGTCCGAACTCGATCAACTCGCAAAGATCGGTGAGGCCGTTTCGAGTTACTTCCGGACTAAGGACGCGGAACGGGAGAAAGCGATTGCGGAACGGCTGAACACCAAGCGGTCCAACATCAGCGTCGGCGGGGGCCTGGATTCAGCGGGCGCCCCGGGAACCGGGGAAGCCGAGGACGTGGGCGACGATCCGGCCGCGGAAGTCGCGCACCGGAAAGCCGCGCAAAGCCGCGCCCTCCGGCCGACCCTCTAACGATCTCAAGGAGGCCAATGGAAAAATAATGCCGATCGCTTCCAACTGGGTCAGCCAGGGATCCTACCTGGCGAATCCCAAACTCAGCCGTACCACCCGCCACGCGGCGCAAGCGGAGATGGTCTTCCGTCAGTACGCCGACGTGCAGGAGGAATTCGGCAAAGGCAAGGGCGATTCCTGGAACTTCGACCGGTGGGGGAATATCTCCACCAAGGGCGGGAAATTGGTGGAAACCGCTACCATGCCGCGCCACTCTCACACCCCGTACAAGGGGACAGGATCCGTCGATGAGTACGGCAACGGCCACGCCTACACGGGGAAACTCGAGGCCCTGTCGCAGTTCGACGAGTCCCAGAAGATCAACCGCATTCTGAAAAACGACATGGTGGACGTGATGGATTGCGAGGTCGAGGCGGAATTCGCCAAGACCAAGATCGTGTACGTCGCGTCCTCGGCTTCGGCCTACAACATCTACACCGACGCAACGCCGGTGGAGACCTGCTCCGTGTCGTTCGACGACTTCCACGCGAAAAACATCGTGGATTACCTGTACCAGACGATGAAGGCGGCGAAGTTCTCGGGCGGGTTCTACCACGGAATCCTCTCCACCCAGGCGGCCCGGGGGTTGCACGACAAACTCCAGGCCATCTGGCAGTACACGAAGTACCCCGTCAACGGCGAGATCGGGTCGTACTACCAGACGCGGTTCTCCCGTTCCAACAACGCCTTATCCAACGCCCAGGGAATCTCCGCGGCGTGGGGCGAGGCGTACATCTTCGGCGCCGATACGGTCATGGAAGCGATCGTGATTCCCGAGGAGATTCGTTATGAAGTCAAGGACGTGGGCCGCGACAAGATGATCGCGTGGTACGCGCTCCTGGGCTTCAAGATCTTCTGGGCCGGCGATCCGGACAACTCGATCGTCAAGTTCGGAGGTGCCTAATATGGACGCTCAAGGACGGTCCTACTCGGCGTTCGGGCACCAGCAACTCATCAACCTGGGCCATGACGTTAACCTCTTGGTCAACGACGGCATCAACGCCGCAACAGTGGCCATCACCGGCACCATCTTCAAGATCCCCTCTACCTGGAACGGGGTCCTGAAGTCCGTCTCCGCGTACATCAAGACGGGCGGGACGGTCGCTTCGGCCGGCCACGTCGGGCTCATCCAACGGTCCCTCGCCGGGACCGGCGCCTACGCTTCGATCGGAACCCTCTCCTTCCTCGGGACCCACGCCGATGGCGCCGTTCTGGCCGGGGCGGTGGATTCCTCCGTCACCGTCCTGGGCGGCGATATCCTGCGTCTCGCGGTGGGCGCGGGAACGAACTCGCAGACGCTCACCGTCACCGTCACGGCCGCGTTCCAGGAAGCGTTCATCTCCGCGTAAGCGGGGAAAACACAGCAACTACCGGGCGGGGGAGCACTCCCCCGCCCACCTTGGGAGTCGCATGAAGTCGATGATCTTACGGTACGGGGCCTATGGGGATCTGATCTATCTGCTCCCGCTGATCGACCGGATGAAGGCCGATGGGAAGGACCTGTACCTGCACACCGGCATCCGGGGGCTCGACGTGTTCCAGGCCGATCCTCGCTTTCAGTCCATCCTCGCTTGCAACCCCGCAACCGCCGAGGATTGGCAGGAAGTCATCAATAAGGACATTGAAACCGTCAACCCGGACGAGATCGTAAACCTCACCGACACGATGGAAGGGACGCTCATCCCGGGAAGGGAACAACCGTCCTTCCATTGGCCGGTGGAGAAGCGCCGGAAGGTGACCCAGGGGGAGAGTTTCTACTCATTCGGGCTCAAGGTCGCGGGGTATTCCCGGGGGGAAGGATGCGGGACCGTGGCCTTCACGGAGGAGGAACTGACCTGGGCCGATCGGTGGAGGGAGACCTACCGGGACGAGTTTCTGGTGATGATGCCCGTCTCGGGATCCAACGCCCAGAAGCGGTTTCCGATCGCCAAGGAGTTGGGAAGGGAGATCCTTTCCCGTTACCCGGACGCGATTCTCTATCTCACCGGAGGGCCGAACGAGAAGCATCGGTCGTTCTCCTTCGGGGACCATCGGGTGTATCCGGCCTTCGATACGTCCTTCCGGCAGGTCCTCCTGATGACGCGGTACGCCGACTACGTTGTGGGCCCGGAAACGGGGCTCCTGGCCGCCGCGGGAATGTGGGGCACTCCGAAAACGATGCTCTGTACCTCGTCGTCGGTCTTTCAAGCAACCGATGGCCACCGAAACGACTTCTCCCTGCAAGCGGAGATTCCCTGCTCCCCCTGTCTCCGGGCGATCTACAAGCCCGAGGACTGTTACCATTCGCACGTCGCCGAGGATGAAACGGTTTGCAACTACAAATTCAGAATGGAGACGATTCTTGAGTCCATCAACGTGGTTTACCGGACAATGCGCTATCGACGGGAGCAAGATGGAAAACTTCGCACCCAACCTATTCGAGTGCCCGAACTGCTCCCTGATCTCGGCAGATTACCCGGCGCTTCCGGAACTGTATGATGAATACTACCTCGAAACGTACCGGAAACTGGCCCAGGCACCCCTCTCCGACCTGCTCATGCGATGCCGGTGGGGGCTCGTCCGTCGCCATCTCAATGGACACAAGACCCTGCTCGACTACGGCACAGGAACGGGCGCGTTCCTCGAAAACGCCATGCGTCCTGGGGATCTCTCCGTGAAGGGATACGACGTCAATCCCGCGTCCCCGTTCAGCCGCGTCATGATCGACCACCTTCGCCCGGACGTCCTGACGATGTTCGATGTGGTGGAACACCTGACGGATCCCAAGGGAGTGATCGAGAAGATCCACCCCCGCCTCCTGACGATCTCGACGCCGAACGTCGATTTCGTCGACACAAAGAACCTCCCCACCTGGCGCCATTTCAAGCCGGGAGAACATCTGCACTACTTCGGCCAGAAGGCCCTCACGGCCCTGATGCAGTCGACCGGGTTCGCCGTTGAGGAAATGTCCTTCACGGAAGCCGCGAAGCGCAATCCCGACCGGCCCTTCGACATCATTACGATGGTGGGCGCCCGATGACCTGGGACATCAACGCGCCGTACATCCCGGAAGTGGAGAAGTGCCGGCACCGGCTTCTGCAATACTGCGAGGGCCAGGGACTCGATCTGGGGTGCGGGTCGAAGAAGATCAAAGATACGGCGATCGGGTGCGACCTGGGGAAGGGCCTGAATTCGGCCGCCGACTTTTCGATCGACCTCGAGGGGGGCTTGACCCTGTTCGCCTCGGATACGTTCGATTTTGTGTTCTCGTCTCACTACCTCGAACATACGAAGAACCCCGTCACCGTACTCCGGGAGTGGTTCCGGGTGATCCGTCCGGGCGGGAACCTCGTCCTCTACCTCCCCCACAGGGACCTGTACCCCAGGATGGGGCAGAAGGGGTCCAACCCGGACCATAAAAACGACTTCGAGCCCGGAGACATTCTCCGGATCATGGACGAGATCGGCTCCTACAAGGTCCTGGTCAACGAGATCCACGGGGAGGCCGACGAATACTCCTTTGAACTGGTGTTCAACAAGGTTTCCTCCCTCCCGGGGATCACGGCCGCCATTCCGAAGGTCCTCCCCGCGCCCGGGCAGAAAACCGCGTGTGTTGTCCGGTACGGGGGGATCGGAGACGTCATCTTCGCAACGCCCGTCCTCCGGCGCCTGAAAGAGGAAGGGTATCATGTCACCGTCAATACCTCGGAGAACGGCCGGGAGATGTTCAAGGGCAATCCGAACATCGACCAGATGATCTTCCAGGGGATAAACGAAGTGGCCAACGCCGACCTCGAGGCGTATTGGGCGAAACTGGCGACTCGGTTCGACCGCTTCATCAACCTCTCCGGGACTTGCGAGAAGGCCCTCTTGCAGATCAAGGGGGAAGGGTCCGACTACGACCTCTCCGACGACGAGCGGCGGGCGAAGTACGGGAACATCAACTACACCGACTATGCCCTGAAAATTGCCGGATTCGATGACCGGGGGTTGAATGGGGAGATCTTCCTCACGGAGGAAGAAGAACTCTCGGCGTCCGTGTTCCGGACGGCCCTTACCGGCCGATTCGTAGTGATCTGGGCTCTGGGGGGCTCGGGACCGCACAAGCGGTTTCCGTTCTATGCAATAGCGATGGCCGCCTTCGCGCGACAGCATCCGGAAGTGCTGTTCATCACCGTGGGAGGGCAACCGGAGAAACTGCTCGAACTGGCCGCCGACGACGATCCGAATTACCTCCACAAGTCCGGACGGTGGACGATCCGCAACGTCGCCGCGGCGGTGAAGTACGCGGATCTGGTGGTGGGTCCGGAAACCGGGGTCCTCAACATGGCGGGGTGCTTCGATACCCCGAAGATCTGTATGCTCACGCACTCGTCCTGGGCGAACCTCTGCAAGTATTGGAAGAACGACTACTCCATCCAGTCCAAGCAACGCTGTTCCCCGTGCCACAAGATGATCTACCAGAAAAACGACTGTCCGAAGGACGAGCACTTCAAGGTGTGCGCTTGCGCCACGCAGTTCGACCCGTCCGATCTCTTACCCAAGATGAAGGAGGTATTCCGAAAATGGAGGCGCACAAATTCAACCCTGATCGCCCTTCCGGGATTGGCGTCGATGGGAACCAACGATGGATCACCCAAGGCCCGTGGAAGTTTGATCCATTAACGAAAGAACTCCTGCCGGGGCAAATCCCCACGGAAGTACCGTCCGAGGCCCGGGTAGCCCCAGTTGCGGAGGGCGCCGCGGGAGTCGACCTCCCGGAAGGGGAGGACGAGTCGATCGCCTTCAAGATGTCCCGGGTAATGGAAACGTTCACCCCGAGGAAGAAGGGTAAGAAGGGTAAGAAGGGAAAAACCGATGGCTGAACAGCAGACGACCACTACGGGGCTATTCGCGGGGAAAACCCTCACCGAACTCGAGGATGGAGTCCTCTCCAAACTCGGGGAAACGGCGCAGACCTTCACCCGCTATACCCAGGCCGAAGTGGACGCCTACCTGAACCGCGCCCTCCGGGAATTCTGCTTCCGGACCCGGATCCTCAAGACGAACGCGATCACGATCTTGAAGGCCAGCATCCGGTACTACAAACTGCCGACGAACTTCCTCGATTTCGTGAACCCCCGATGGGTCGCACGGTACAGAGACGCCGGAGGCACCGGCTACACCCGCCTCGAACGGATCTCCGTGCAGAAACTGGATAACGTCTCCGGAACATGGCGAGACGAAGTGGGAACCCCGAAGGGGCTGTTCCTCGGGCCGGTGTACGGCAACACCCGCATGGTGGGGGTCTATCCGATCCCGGACGCCGATGGGGCGACCTACGACGTCTCCCAGGATACCGGCGTGGTGGTTTCCGGGTCGAACGTCTCGATCGGGAACAACGTTACCGGCGTTCATAAGACCGGCGCGAACTCGGTCTTCTACGTCGACACCGAAGGCCGGGACCTGGCCACGCTCGGCGTCATGGTGGGAATGGCCATCGAAAACCTGACGGACGGCTCCAAGGGAGCGATCACGGCGATCGGGGACTCGGAGGCGACCAACGACAAGATCTCCGTCACCCTGGCCGGAGGCACCGACAATGATTTCGACGTGGGGGATTCCGTCATCATCTACGCGGGGGAGTACGGCGTCCTGACCTCCTGGGCGACGGACACCGAGCAATACCTGTTCAACACGGAATTCGGGGTCCTGGGCGCCGTCACCACGCCGAACGGCAACATCGAATATGAATTCATCCGGGACGCCGCGAAACTCTCAAACGCGAACCAATACCCGGAGATCCCGTGGATGTTCCACGACGACCTTGAGTGGTACGCCGCGGGGCTCCTGCTCGGCACCGATCACGACGGCCGGATCGACAAGTCCCTCGGGGCGAATTTCCTGATGCTCTGGGAGGCCGCGGTTACGAAGGGGAAAGAAATGTGCGGGGATAACCTCGGATTCCCCGAAACGCTCGAGCCCGATTCCGACTACATCGGAGAACTGTGAGAATGGCGATTCCCGCTCAGAAACAGGCGCCGAGAAAGCCCCAAGGGTCCCTGGAGATCAACTTCACGAAGGGGATCAACACCTTCCAGGTGAACCGGCTCCTGCTCGATCCGGGCGAGGCGGCAACCCTGCTCAACGCCGATTTCGACCAGATCGGAGCCCTGGGGATCGCACAGGCCAACACCGTGATCGCCACGGGCATGGGCCGGATCCACTCGATGTTCAAGACGGGGGATCATCTGTTCGTGGGGGAGGGGATCAACCTCGTCCATTTCCTCATCACGACGATGGCGAAAACCGTGGTCTACACCGATTTCAACGGCGACGATATCTCAATGTTCGCCTACGAGAACTTCCTCTATGCCACGGAGGGGGTCACGAAAAAGAAGGTCTACATCCCCACCCTGGCCGTCACGGAATGGGGGATCGAGAACCCGCAGGAGGCGGCCTCCGGGGCCGTGGGGGATACGGGGAGTCTTTCCGGTACCTACGCCCTCTATTACACGTTCGTTGCAAAATATCCGGACGGCACGGAGTACGAAACCGACCTGTCGCCCGTGGCGGCGGTGATCGTCGATACCGCCAAGATCAACTGGACCTACCCCGCAACGGCGCCGGATAGCCAGGTCACCCACATCCGGCTGTACCGGGACAAATCGGGGGTAGTCGCTACCCTGGCCCAGGCGCGGACGGCGATCGAAGCAAAGCAAACCGCCCTCGAACAGTCCTCGGGATCGCTTAAATTCGGGAATCTCTTCCAGTCGGTCATCCGTTCCCAGACCAACAAGGCCGTCTCGCAGAACATGGTCGCGGATCCGAACGTGATCGTGGGGCCGTTCTACATCGATGAAGTGGAGATCGGCACCGCCTCGTACACCGACAACGTTTCAGACACCGATCTCGTCCAGGCCGCACCGTTCACCCGGGAGCGGTATCGCCCGATCTTCGGAGCGTAAAACATGGCCCTGTCAATCATCGGACGGTTTAATGTGCCAGCGGGTTCCTCCGTGTACGGCCCCGCGCAGGATTTGGAAGATTACGACACGATTTATTTCGTCATGGCCGATGCGGCCAATAGCAATCACCTTTCCCTGCACAGATTCACCTGGCCGGACACTCTCGTCGTGATCGCGGATATCCACACCCACCTCAGCGGGAAGCAATACGACACCGCGACGATCGCGAAGGATGTTTCCCTCATAATGGGGGAATTAAGCGTGGATCAGCATTATTGCATCGTTGCAACCGATTACTCCACGCAAGGCATATCGTTGACGGTCCTTGTCGATGTGAATCTCGCCACGGGTGAGATCACGACGTACACCCCAGGAGCGGCCCTCGGGAGCGCGGGGCCGTTTCAGCCATGGTCCGGGTCAAGAAGGACCTGGGCGGCGTATACGGAGACGGGAACGTACTTCTTCACGACCCTTTGGGGAAACGGACAACATCGGTGGATCCGGAAGCGGCTCGGAATGAATGCCGGGGACGTCGACACGGGAAATAACAACACACCCGCCATGATTTATTGGACGGATATCCATGGGTTCTATGGAACCGGAAACGATTGGAGATTCGAGACGAAATCCCTTACGACCTCTCCGGCTCAAGTGCGGGGGATGTACCAGAACAGCGAAGTGTTTGAGATTTATACAAGTACCTTCTGGCCGCAACCTGGCAACAACAATTTCCCGATGTTTCAAAAGGCATGGAATGACAACTGGCAGTACGGATTCGGGAAGGGCACCTACGCGGCTCTCGACGGGGATTATGACATTCTCTTCTATCGGAAAAACATCGTAACCCTTCAATATCAGGTCGGGGTAATGCTTGCCGGTGCGGGGCAAACCTCCCAGGGAGGCACGACAAATGCCTTCGATATCTGGCAGCCGGGTACGGATGTTTCGAAACGCAGGGTTTTCTTTTCCTATGGCGGCGGCGGCAACGGAAAGGTGTTTACGTCCCTTGCTTGGCCGCCGGGAGTGGATGGACAGGTAACGGTCGACTCCGGAGGTACGCCGATCGTAGTGGGAATTCACACCCATGATGAGTACATCTATGTCCTTCATTGGGGAGGGACGGAACAGGGGACTTGCATCACGAAACTCCTGGAAACGGAATTGATCGCGGGAGAAGCGGAACCGTCGATCGGCGGGATCGGAGCTAGGATCCTGTTCAAGGACAAGAGGGTGTTCTTCATCGGAGTCCCGGACTATGGGAAATACCTGTGGTGGGGGCAACCCCTCGAGCCCCAGGCCCTCGACGTCGGGTGGGACGGCTTCAATACCACGGTGTTCGACGACGAGGACAATACTTCGATCAACGTCCTCGATGACAACCTCTACGTCGGCTCTCAAAAGGGATTCATCCGGCTCCGCGGGAAATCACCGGATTCGTGGGTCCTCGATCAAACCCTGGCTACAACGGGGCCGCTCTCCGATAAAACCTCTTCCGTTACCCCCTTTGGGCTCATCTACCCTCGGGAAAACGGGCTGTGGCTGTTCAACGGCTTTACCTCGGTCCTGTTTTTCGAGAAGGGGAAAAACCTTCTTAATAATGTCAATTGGGACGAATACGCCCGGGCCTTCTCCCTCTGGGACGGCCGGTACTACCGGCTCTATTACCCCTCCGGGGCCGCTACGGAGAACGATCGGGAACTCGTCATCGACCTGATCGGCGGGATCAAGAACGCCCGGGGCACGGAAGGCGATCGGGCGGCGACGTTCGGATTCTCGGACCTCACCACGAACACCGTCTATCTCGGAGACGCCTCCGGGAATCTGATGACGCTCGGCGGGACGGCGGCGCAACGATCCTTCTCCCTGATGACGAAGGAATATCCCACGAACGGCCTCCTGGCGGCCGGGTCCTTCTCGGCCCTGCACTACGATATTGACCTGGCCGGCGCGACCCTCTCCATCATCCCGATCTGCGACGGGGTGGAGAAACCGGCGAAAACGATCACGAACACCACCAGGACCCGGAGCAAGGTGTCCCTCCCGGATGGGAACTTCTACCGGGTGGGATTCCGGTTTGAAATCACCACGGACAAGGCCGTGAAATTCTACGATCCCTGGTACATCGTATGAGGCCCCCACGTCTCATACCGAACTCCCCGGACCTGATGGCGCAGTTGCAGACGCATTTAGACCTGATCTGGAACGAACTCGAGGCGCAAAAAGGGGTAGGCGGGAAAACGATCCGGCTCCTGGGGCCGATCGACATGAAGGGGTTGCCGATTCAGAACACGACCCCATCCGTGCCGACGAAACACTCCGGAGCCCACCAGAACGGGGGAAACGACGAACTGACGGTGACGGGCCTCTCCGGACTCCTGGGAGACGACCAGACGCCGTTTCTCATGGCGGCCGATCAACGGGGCGGGGCGAAACTCGGGGATGTGTTCGCTCTCGTCTCCGAAGTCCTGACGCTCTCCCTCCATTCGACGATGGGGATTCAGAAGGTGGACGGGGTGTACCTGGCCCTGAAACAGCAAACGCCCGTGGCGCCGATCGCGTCTCCGGACGCCTCCGACATAGGAACGGTCGTTACCCTGGCGAACGAACTGAAAGTGAAATTCGACGAATTGCTCGTAAAATTGAAACTCGCGGAGATCATGCCGTGGTACGAGGGGTATTTCCACCAGTATTACTTCCATTCGGATTATTGGGCCGCGGCCCCGTCCGGATACTTCCGGCAGGTGGTGTGATGCTGAACACTCTCTCCCTCTGCCCGACCTGTTACAAGAAGATCCCCGCAGAGATCCATTTCACGAACGGCGCGGTGATGGTGAAGGAGTGCGACGTCCATGGGCAGACGGTCGCCCTCTGCGAACGGGATGCGGAGCATTTCTCGAACTTCTACGAATACGGGACCCTGGGGAACTCGAACACGATCATCATCCACGTTCACAACCAATGCAACATGACGTGTCCCTGGTGCTATTACCCGATGGGCGTGGAAAAGATGCACGACTTCCCCTGGTACGACGTCCTCCTGCGTCAGTACAAGGGGAATTTCCGGCTCCTGCTCTCCGGTGGGGAGCCCACGATCCGGCCGGATTATTTCTCGTTCAATGAACGAGCCGCCGAGGCCGGATGGAACACGGGCTCGATCACGAATATGCTCAAACTGGCCGACGACGACTTCTTCAAGAGGACCTCCGAAAGCCCCCTCTACGTCCAGGACGGGACCTATAAATTCGCCATGTCGATGCAACACCCAAAGAACTATTCCCCGGAGATCGCGGTTCAGAAGATGAAAGCCCTGGCCAACATCCGGGCGGCGGGCTTGAAGGCGATGTGCATCATGTTCTCGATCCAGTCCTTGGACGAACTCCGGTGGATCCGGGAATTCTACGAGGGAACCAAGGAGTGCTACTCCATGCTCCGGATCCGGACCATGTTCAAGAACTGGAACAACAAGGGGGATCGGTCCAACCTGTTCCTCTCCGACCTCCACCGGTCTTTCATGCGGATCTTCGAAGACCTGACGCCGTTGCAATCCCGGGAGATCGAACACTCGAACGCCTACTGCCTCTACATGAAGATGTCCGATGGCATGAACGTGTCGCTCTCCTGCGCACCCACGGTGGAAAACGTCGATTACCACCTGACGTCGCGGCCGGTGTTCATGCTTGCGATGGACGGAAGGTGCTACCCCGTGCCTCTGGCCCAGATCATCAACGAGGGGATCTCGAAAGGTTGGAAAGACGGATACAGGATCGAAGGAGGAACGCCATGTACTTCGTGATCGGTGCGGCAATCATCGGTGGAGGAATCGCCGCCTACTCGAGCAACAAGGCGGCGAAGGCGAACGCGAAGTCCCAGAAGGAAGTCAACGCCGCGAATATCGCGGCGAACGAGAAGGCGCACACCATGACGCCCGAGGAAAAGGCGGCCTTCTTCAATACCGGCATGCAGAAGATCAACACGGGGTACAACACGTCGATCGACGCGACCTCGAGGGCTCTCGCGAAACGCGGCCTGGGAGGGAACGCGGCGGCCATGCCCCTGGCGGCCATCGGCCGAGGACGGGCTTCCTCGATCGGGGACCTGTACTCCGGACTCGTATCGACCCAGATGAACATGAGGGCGGGAACCCCGCCGTCGAACATCCAACCCGTCTACTCCGGCGCGGGCGCGGCGAACCTGTTCATGAATACGATGGGAAACACGATGGCGAACGTCGGTTCCTACGGGGCCGGAAGGTACCTCGACAAGTATTTCAAGGCGAAGGTCTAAGGAGGGCGTCATGGCCGGATTCCAACCGTTCGAGACGATGCCGGATATGTCGAAGTTCCTATTCGCGGGACTCGATCAGGCGCGGAAGGACCGGGAAAAGCGGGAGAAGTCCAAGGCGATGAAGGACCTCTTTTCCTCCGTCTCCACCCTGTTCAAGGACGAAATCCCCAACTGGAATCCGTCCTCCGCGCAAGATC